GCGAACTGGATCCGGTCGAACATCAGGTCACCGTGGCGAGCCACTTGGCGAGTGCGTCGCGGGTGTGGGGCTTGCCGGAGGTGAGCAGGCCCATCGTGTAGGAGTGCAGGGTCTTGACGGTGGACTCGCAGTCGGGCGCGATGCCGTCAAGCACGATCGGGGCACAGGGCCAGGCGTCGACCAGCGCCTCGGTGGCCTGGCTGGGGGTCAGCGACATCATCGTGTGGGTCTCGTACGACGGCACCCCAGGCGGCTTCGTCCCGGCCTGGCGCAACCGGTTCCCTGCTCTCTCGAGCGCGCGGAGCACCAGGCCCTCGGACCCGGCGAGCAGGGCGGCGGCACGGTCCGGCAGGTCCCGGTTCGGGTGGTCCTCCAGTGATGGCGGTGGGCGGGACTCGTTGATGTCCGGCGGCATCGGCAGGGTCGGCACGGCGGCGGGACCCAGGTCGACACCGAGCGCACGCAGGGCCTCGTTCACCATCTCCGGTGTCGCGGAGCCGGAGGCCACCTTGACCGTCAGCCACATCTGGCGCTCGTCGGGCTTCATCGCCTCGGACACATCGAAGCCGTTCTCGCGCAGCACCACCTCACCGGAGACCAGGCCCCGGTCGTAGAGCTCCATCGCCTCGGCGGAGCGGTCGGGCCGCAGCCGCAGGTCGGAGGTGTCGTAGCGAATGGTGGCCACCGGGTCCTCGGTGACCGGCCGCAGGTAGTAGATGGCGATGGCAGAGACCAGCACGTCGAGCATCGGCTCGACGTGCATCTTGATGGTGTCCTCGTCGATCTGCCAGGCACCCCAGTGGGAGACGCCGGTGCCCTGTCCGCCGCCGGTGCCGAGGTTCGAGGACATCCCCAGCACCCGCTCGGGAGGCAGGTCCATGCCGAGCGCGAACCGCTGGATCGCCTCCTGCCGGAGCCCCTTCGCCTCGGTGTCCAGCTCGGACCAGAACTTGATCCACTCCTGCTTGCCGATGTGCTCGCCGGGGGCGGTCATCACGATCGGGATCTTCGCCGCCGGGTTCGACGGGTCCTCGATCGGCTTGAGCATGTTGTCGGCCAGCAGCGTCATCAGCTTGTCGGCCTTGTTCCGCTCGGCGTTCTCCTCGCCGTCCAGGTCCGGAGGCTCCGGGAAGTCGATCTCCTCGGGGACCATCCAGACGCCGGCCCCGGCGAGCCGCGACGAGCACTGCGCGAACACGTACCGGGTGAGCCACTCGATCTCCTCCAGGATCGGGAGGAGTGACCGGAACGGAGAGTCGGCCTGGATGGACTCCTGCGGGTCGGGCGTCCAGATCCGGATCACCACGTCGTCGTCGACCAGGGGGATGTTCGGCTGCCCGCCGCCCTGGACGATCCACCACTTGCCGCCCTTGCCCATCGGCAGGCCGTTGGTGCGGGTCTCCAGCACCGAGCGGATCTCCCAGATCGGGTCGGTCTCCCCTTGTGGTGTGCGGCCGATCAGGAAGCACTCACCGGCGATGGTGAGGTGGACGCCGACGGCGGCGTTCATGGACTCTTGGCCCTCGCAGCCGTTGAACAGCTCGTCGAGGGCGTCGACCGCCGGGCCGCTGGTCAGCTTCGGTGACCGCTTGTCGCGGGGGTCGGCGGGGATGTAGAGGTCGGCCTTGGAGAGTGCGTGGCCGAAGAACTGGGCGGCGAACCTGGCCTCACCGCAGATGCGGTAGTGGCGGTACGCCTCGGCCTGCCAGGTGTTCGGGGAGTTGTTGTAGATGCGCGCCGTCTTGGCGTCGAACCGGGTCGCCGATGCGACGAGTGAGCGGGTGGGGAGCGGCACTACTGGTGCCAGCTCCCTCTGACGACGGGGCATCCAAGGCTCCTGTTAGGTCTGCTACTAGGACGGAGTGTGGCACAGGCTCAGGTGCAGACACGGCAGGAGCAGTCGACGACACACTGGTACGTGTCGTTCCACGCCTCCCCGTCGCACTTCTCGTGGTTCCCCCGGACGCACTCCTCGCAGGGGACTTCGACGCCCATTACTCAGGCTGGTCGTAGGCGACGACGATGGCGGCCAGGTAGGAGCATGCCCACCAGGCGTTGGGGACCAGCCACCAGATCAGGAACCCGTTGGTGCTGGTGTTGTTGTAGACCAGGAGGAACCAGGCGATCTGTCCGGCCATCAGGTACGGGGCCACACAGAAGGGGCAGACCACCAGTTCGGCCCAGCCTTTCAGCTTCGCCGCGATCCTGGGACGCGCCCACTCCATCGGAGGCCAGGTGTCGTGGGTGATCAGGCGGGCTGTCCGCGCCACCGAGAGCACGCCGATGATCACCCACACCACCGGGTGCAACAGGAAGTCCATCTCTCTCCTCTACTTTGACCAGTGGTCAAACTACCCGCAGGTGGCGGGGCACCGGCGTACGACGCACCAGGCGAGCCGGACTCGAGACCTGTGCCACACCATGGCCGTTGACCAGGGCGGTGGACCCATGGACGAGGGCGTCGACACGGTTCGGGGACGGACCCTCCCCGGGAACCCAGGAGGTCTGCTCGTCCTCCAGGTCGTGCAGGTCCCCACGCTCTCCGACGTGGACGACCCGGTGCTGCTCGTAGCGGGCCACCACAGGCTCGGCGCGGATCTTCTTGCCGTGCCGGGAGTTGACGAGCTGTATGCGGGCGTCGAGGTCCTTCGGCTTCGTGGTCTCCAGGACGTGCTTGACCATGTTGCCGCCATAGTTCTTCTCGGCGACGATCGCGTCGACGGAGTAGTCGGAGACGGCCTGCCACACCCGCTTGCCCCACACGTCGGGGGTGAACTTGCCGGTCAGGTCGGCGAGCACGAACTCCAGGTCGTCCTTGCGTCCCATCACCACGATGCCGGTGTCGTCGGCACGGGCGTCGGTGGATCCGGCGGGGTCGACGGAGACCACGATCCGGTCCAGGACGGGGGCGTCCTTGGCGTAGGTGAACAGCCCGTAGTTCCACAGCGCGCCCTCGACGTCCTCCAGCACCTCGCCGTAGATCTCCTGGGCTCCGAGCCGGGTGCCCTCGTGCTTGCCGATCACGTTGCGCTTGAACGACTCGGCCAGGTTCTGGGCGTTGAAGTAGGAGGAGACGCGGTGGACGATCGTGATCTCCTCCTTGACCCGGGCCTTCATCCAGGGGGTGGGCTTCGGGGTGGAGGTTGCGACCACCTTCGGGTCGCGGCCGTGGGCGTCCTTGATCCGCAGGCCGAACTCCATCATCGACCAGACCTCGTCGACCAGCGGGTAGTGGGCGGGCTCGTCGGCCCACACGAAGCCAGACTCGGGGCCACGCAGACGGTCGGGCTCCTCGGCGGAGAACCCTTGGGCGACGCACCCGTTAGGCCAGGTGAGCCGCTTCCGGGACGGCTCCCACACGGGGCGGGAGCCGGGCTTGGCGGTCGCTAGCAGGCCGGACCGGCCCTCGACCATGGTCTCCCTCAGGTCGGGGCCGGTGGCGGCGATCAGCGTGATGCGTGGGGTGATCAGGGTGGCCTTGTGGGTGGTCTCCGACCCGGCCCTGGTCTTGCCGGAGCCGCGCCCACCGGACATCAGCCAGTTCTGCCAGGGCAGCGGCCAGCGCGGGGGACGCTGGTCGACGCGGGCGTGCTCCCACAGCCAGTCGTCGAGCGCCTCACCGTCCACACCGCAGGTGATGCAGCCCCAGCGGCCGGCGGGCGTGGTCTCCCAGATGTGGCCGTTGGGGGCACCGCACTTGCGGCGGGACCGGGGGTTCGCCTTGACGTGGGCGTGCCCGTTGCAGAGGGGGTCAGGACAGAAGAACGGACGCCAGGCTTGGTTCTCGGCCTGACGGAGCGCCTCTAGAGCCTTGGCCTGGTACTCGGGCTTCCACTGCTTGTAGGCGTCGATCGCAGGGTCATGCAGATCACGCGGTGTCGAGACAGGCACTTTCCGCACCACCATCCACCGTGAAGGCGGGTCGCCACGGAGCCGGAGGGCAGCCAGGAACCGCACCCCCCGGCGCACTTGACGCTCCAGCGCACCTTGCCCATGACCTAACAATACCCACTTGTCTCACCTCGGTCACCGGACTTCCTCGTAGGTGTTCGCCGGGCCGACCATCTTGTGGTCGTTGAACTCCCCCACGGTTGGCCGGGTCGGTGGCAGCCGGGAGAGCATCTCGTCGAGGTCCTCGCCCAGGTCCTTGGCAAGCCGCTCGCAGACAGCGATCTGGATGTAGCGGGTGATCGACGGGGTGCCGGTGACCGAGCAGGCGTCGAAGCACATCGACGGCATCTCCGCCGACGTGAGGAACTGCATCTTGGTGCGTCCCTCACCCAGCCTGAACGGCATCCTCGACTACCTCACCCTCGACGATGTCGAACTCGGCCATGTCCGGCATCTGCGCGGCGACCACGCGGGAGACCCACTCGTCGATCTGCTTCTGCTCCGGGGAGGTGACGGTGACCTCCATCGGTGCGTCCAGACCCCACAGCTTGCGGTAGTCGGCGATGATCTCGCGGGCTCGGCCGACAGCGGCCAGGTGCTCCGGGTGGTCGCCGTCGGTGGCCTTCGGGTACACCGAGCGGAGCATCGTGTCGAGCCGCCCGGCCACCAGCAGACGCAGGTGGTCCTTGTCCATCGCCGTCAGCCGCTTCTCCAGCATCAGCTCGACGGCGACCTTGGCGGCTCGTGGCGTCGGATAGCCGCAGGTGCGGGCGATGTCCTTCCAGTTCGCACCTGCCATCGCCAGCGACAGGGCGGCGTTGGACTTGCGCTGACGGGCGCGGGTGATCTCCTTGGAGCCGTGGCCGGAGGTGTCGACCACCCCGGTCGGGTCGCTGGAGTCCTGTGCCTGCATGGGGCTGAGGTTACAGCGCCCCGGCCAGGCGGAGCAGCAACTCGAACCTGTCCGTGTCGGTCTCGGCCTCCCGCGTGGCGTGCCGGAACGCCTTCATCATCTGCGGGGAGACCCGCAGGGTGAGGGTGGGCCAGTCGGCCCGCTCGAAGGTGGGACGCATCTCGGCGAGAGCCTCCAGCGCCTCCATGTGGTGCTCGTCGACGCCGGTTCCCCGGAGCTGGTCGCGGGTGGCGATCTCCACCAGCGTGTCCAGCAGCATCGCGTTGTCGGGCTTGGCGTTGCGGGCGATCACGTTGAGCGCCACCATCAGCTTCTTCGCGGTCAGGTCGTCGACGTCGAGGGGCAGCAGCGGGGCCACCTCGGCGTCGTGTTCGAGGAGCGAGTACCAGGTGTGGGTGCCCGCGATGATGTACCCGGTGGACACCTGGTACTTGATGACCTCGCACATGCCGTTCTCGTCGATGGACTCACCGATCGCCTCGACGTCGCCGTTGTTGTAGTTCTCCGGGTGCGGGGTGACGGAGTCGATGGGTGCCAGGAACGGCTCGAGCGCAGGGTGGAACCGGACCCGCCCGGAGACGATCACGGGTGTGCAGTCGTGTACGGCGGGTGGTCACTGGGCCGCTGGTCCCAGGCTCGTGCCGCCAGGTCCCGGACGTGTGCGTTGAAGTGGGCGAGCACCTCGGAGTCCGGCTCACCACCGGCGTGGACGTAGGCGTTGAGCAGGTCATGGACGGCGGTGTGGGAGTTCGGGCACAGCCACACCAGGTTGGCCTCGACGGTCGGCCCACCCCAGGACACCGGGAGGACGTGGTGATGGTTGGGGACGTACGCCCTGGGCGAGTGGTACGAGACGCACTCGCAGGTGTGCTCCCGGTGGTAGGCGACGATCGAGGTCATCGCACGAACAGCACCGCGTCGCCGCCCTGGGCGAGCAGCGTGCCGAAGTCGGCCCAGTACATGTAGAACCTGCCGCCGATCCCCCAGGCTTCACTCCAGGAGTTGGTGAACCGCAGCCACTTGTGGGTGATGTTCACCCCGTCCAGGCAGATCTCGTGGCCCCCGGCCTCCCCGCCGGTGGGCCGCACGATCCCGTTCGGCTCGGGGTAGAACATGTCGTTCATCCAGGGGACGCCGACGATCAGCGGGCCGAGCATCAGCGTGGACAGGACGTGGTCGAGGCCGAAGGCGTGCTGGTAGGCGGTGATCCGTCCCTCCCGCTGGACGACCTTCGCCACCGAGAGCCCATCGGACCCGGTGTCGGTGGGCGGGTAGCGCCCGGTGAACGGGTCGATGGTGGTGGCGGTGGAGTAGATCCGGACGGCGTCGGTCTCGGTGAGCATCGGCGCACCGGTGGCGTGGAACGGGACGTGGTTGAGGCACCCGGCGGCGGCGTTGCCGGTGCAGGACCCCAGGTTGCCCTGGTCGAGCACGTCGCCGTACCGCCGCCAGTACTTGGTCTTCACCGGCAGGTCGGCCCTGGCCGCGAAGTTCCGGGACCTGGGGTCGTGGTGCTCGGCCGCGTCGGGGTGGCGACCCAGCGGGAACGGTGTGGTCACAGCACCCGTGCCAGCAGGATCAGCACCAGGCAGGCGGCTGCCACCACCAGCAGCACGTAGAGAACGCCCACACCCTGCTCGCCGGGGACAGGCTGGTTCGGCGGCGGGTTGCGGAGGAACGCTGCCTTGGGTGCGGCGTTCTCGACCATGGCCCACACGAAGTTCAGCAGGGCGATGAACCCGGCTGCGATCGCCGACACCAACAGGAACAGCAGCCCGTGGGCGTCGGGGAACGGGGTGGAGCCGTTGTCACGAGCCCACCGGGTGAGGTCGTTCAGCCAGCCCAGGAGACCTGGGATCGCCAGGCCGAGGGTGGCGAACACGAAGGTTCGGATGGCGCGACGGAGAGCGTCGCTGGTTCCTGCACTCATGCCGGTACTCCTGTCAGGTGTGTTGCGAGGTGCTCTTGCAGCAGACGTGCTGCGTGTTCACAGTCCACCAGGTCGAGCACTCCGCACTTGGAGCACTCCATGGTGGCCGACCCGTCCCCGAGGGGAACCGAGACGAGCTGGATCAGGTCGTCGTCGTCGCTCATGGCGCCGCCGGATGGATGCGGGTGACCATGAAGCCATTCGGCGGGAAGGTGGCGGGCTTGGAGCCGGGCTTGGTGCAGACCACCTTGCTCATCAGCGGCCCCGGCTCGTCGGTATCCCCGGCCACCAGTTGCAGAGTGACGGTCCCGTCGTGGTCGAGGGTGGTGGCGGGACGGTCGAACAGCAGGACGCCGTCACGCCACATCTTCACCCTGGTCGGGATGCCGACCGGGTCGAACGGGACGTTGCCGTCGTGCAGGACGCAGGTCCACGGCGGGTCCAGGTCGCCTGCTGTGTAGGAGTCCACAGTCTCTCCTCGGTGGAGGTTCCGTCCCAGGATGACCTGGTGCGGGTTCGCCTGCATCATCCCTCGGTGTGGGTTCCGAATCAGGGCGGCACGCGGGTCGGTGACCACCAGCGGCGGGGTCAGCTCGAGTGCAAGGTCGTGCTCCAGGGCCGTGTCCAGGGCGTCGGAGTGGGTCCTGGCGAACGCTCGTGCGGTGTCGGTCTCGGTGGTGGTGAGCAGCAGCCGGCGGTGGGCGCGAGCCAGCGCCTGGGCCACCTCGCTGGTGGCGGCGACCGGCAGTGCACGGACCTTCCGGCGTCCCACCGGCTGGGCTGCCTCGGTCTCGACCGCCACCGGGAGTGCCCTGACCTTGCGGCGTACCACCACCACGGCGGTGTCGGTCTCGGAGGCGACGTTGAAGGCTCCAGCGCGGACGATCGCCCGGGCGGTTTCAACCTCCGCCGTGATGGGAACTATCTTGGTCTTGCGCTTCCCGACCGGCTGGCCCGTATCTGCCTCGTTGCCCCCCGAGATAGCACGGCGGTGGGTGCGGGCCAGTCCTTGCGCAGCGTCTGTCTCCGCCGTCAGCGGCAGAGCCTTCCGCTCCACCTTCGCCAGGGCCTGCGCCGTCTCGGTCTCCGACGCGACCGGCAGCACCTTCACCTTGCGGCGGGCGATGACCTGTGCGGCGTCGGTCTCGGTGGCGATGGACAGCGCTGGGGTGGCCCTGGTGATGGTCTGAGCGGTGTCGGTCTCGGGCGCGACCCCCAGGAGGCGACGGTGGACGCGGACGAGGGTCTGTCCGGCGTCGGTCTCGGTGGCCACCGGCAGCGTCTTGCGCTTGGTGCGGGCGATCGTCTGTGCGGCATCGGCCTCAGTGGAGATGGCCGGGGTGCGCTGGTGTCGTCGGTCCAGGGTCTGCGCCGCGTCGGCCTCGTCGGCGATCGGGACCAGCTTCCGGTCGCCGACGAAGACGGCGGTGTCGTTCTCGACGACGATCGGCAGCGCCTTGCGCTCGGTCTTGGCGAACGCGACGGTGGCATCAGACTCGGTGGCTACCGGGACGGCGACGACCTGGCCTGTGGTCCCCTGGAACAGCAGCAGGAGGCTCATCTGCGCCTCCTACAAGAGGTTGTTGATCGTGGTCA